GAGAAGGCGTGGGTCTGCTCGCAAATCAATGGTCATCGACCGCCCCACAGGTGTGAACCTAGCTACGGGTGGCGTGGGTGTCTATAGCGGCTGATGCATCAGACTCCTCTTAAGGCCTACTATAATGCGTGCGAACAAGGGCGCGACCCGTACCTTCGTCGGGCTAGAGATTGTGCAGAGCTTACGATTCCCTCGTTAGTTCCTCCCGAATCCAACTCAGCTTCCACCGAATTTGTTTGTCCCTACCAAGGGATCGGAGCGAGGGGTGTAAACAACCTCGCGTCTAAACTTCTGCTCGCCTTACTCCCTCCCAACTCACCGTTCTTCAGGCTGATCATAGATAAGTATGAATATGAAAAAGCATCACAAGGGCAGGCTGACCCGAACCTCAAGACCGAACTTGAGAAGGCTTTATCAGAGGTGGAGAGGGCTGTTCAGAGTGAGGTGGAGACGAGCGCGATACGAGTGGGAGTCTTTGAGGCACTCAAGCAACTCGTGGTAGCAGGCAACGTGCTGCTCTACGTCCCTGATAAAGGAGGGCTTCGGGTCTTTAATCTAGATCGTTACATCTGTAAGCGAGACCCAATGGGCAACGTGCAATCTATTATTGTAAAAGAAAGCGTTGACCCAGCCATGCTGCCCGAAAGTATTCGGGGTCATCTTCAAGAGGTAGGGCATGACACAACTACGGGTGGCCTCACCAGTAACGAGAGAAGTGTTGACGTTTATACTGGAGTCTACCGCATGGGTAACAAGTGGGCGGTCAGGCAGGAGGTTGCTGACCAACCTATCCCAGAGGCTTCAGGCTCTTACCCCATCGATAAAAGCCCTTGGCTCCCCCTAAGATATACAAGAGTTGAGGGTGAGGACTACGGAAGAGGCTTTATTGAGGAGTATTTTGGTGATCTTAAGTCTTTAGAGGGGCTAACTCAGGCTATTGTCGAGGGTGCTGCCGCCGCAGCAAAGGTATTATTCTTAGTAAATCCCAATGGAACCACACGCCCACGCACTCTGGCTACTGCTCCTAACGGTGCTATTGTTCAAGGCAACGCGGCAGATGTCACGGTCTTGCAGATGGAAAAATTTGCCGACTTCCGAGTGGCTCAAGAAACAATAAGTCAAATCAAGGAGCGACTAGGCTTCGCCTTTCTGATGAACACCGCCATCCAGAGACAGGGTGAGCGAGTGACGGCAGAAGAGATCAGATTCATGGCCCAAGAGCTTGAGGATGTTCTTGGTGGGGTGTACAGCATCCTGTCACAAGAGTTTCAGCTTCCATTGGTTAACCGATTGATGGATCGCATGGCCAAGACAGGTCGCCTACCTAAATTACCTAAGAAAATCATAAAGACTACGATTGTAACAGGGCTTGAGGCGTTAGGCAGGGGGCATGACCTTAACAAGCTGGACAGTTTTATCGCTGGGGCTTCCCAACTACTGGGAGATAAGTTTTCCACTTATGTCAATATGAGTGACTACCTCAAACGAAGGGCTACCTCTCTAGGCATAGATGTTGAAGGTCTCGTGAAAACTGAAGAGGAAATCCAAGCGGAACAGCAGCAGGCAATGAGTCAGCAAATGGTTGATAAGGCGACCCCCAATCTCGCCTCTGCTGCTGGGAAGATGGCTACGGAAGACCCAGCGAAACTTCAAGCTATGGCGGGAGCCATGCAACAAGGTATGCAACAATAATATGCCACGAACAGATAAAGAACGAAGCAGAGCTAGGCAGATGCTCAAGATTCAGCAGGAGGGTGCGCGAGCCAAAGGTAAGGTTCATGCAGCAGCCCTTAAAAAGGTGAGCCGCCAAAAGACTGCTGCAACAGCCATCAGCATTGCTGGTGCGATACCTCCTGTCGGACGAGCTCTGAAGGGAGCCGTAGCAGGAGCCAAGGGAGCTTATGCTGCTGGAAAAGCACTCCTCACCCGTGCTGCCCGTGGTCATGCGAAGAATCAAGCCAACCTTGCCCGGAAAGCTGCGACAAAGACGGCTGTTAAAAAGGCATTCAAGAAGCCCTCGTTTGAAGAGAAAAAAGCTGGGTTGAAGCAGGCGATTTCTAAGATTGAAAAGCAAAATGCTCAGTTGCGGAAGCGGCTGGCCAAACAGGCAAAGCAAGTAGCTGAGAACAACAAGAAACTTGGCAAGTCCACCCGACCGAGTGATCTGACGATACCAAAGACTAGGGCAGCACAGAGGGACGCAGTTAAAGACGCATTCAAGAACAGGTCGAAGCCACCCTCTAAGGGGGGAATGAAAAAGACAGCTTCGGATGCCAACACTAAGGCTGACAGAAAGAAGCTGGGCATTAAACCGGGGAGCAGCAACAAGAATCGTAAGAAGCCGGGGGGGAGCTCAACTAACCCACCCAAAAAAGGGAAGTACGGCAACAAGCCTACACCTGATAAGACAAACAGAAAACCCTCCAAGGGGCAGAGCTACGATGAAGAAGGGAAAGAGTGGCCACCCAAGAAACCTTGGGAATAAGGAGAAAGCAAGATTATGGTAGACCGAGTATCAATAGGAGTAGACGATGCACCAGCCGACGATCCAGTATTGGAGGAGGGTGGAGTAGAAGAAGAGATCGAAGAAGTTTCGGTGGAGCAGCCTGAACGACCAGAGTGGCTCCCTGATAAGTTTGAATCTTCTGAAGACTTAGCGAGAGCCTACGGGGCTCTCGAAAAGAAGCAGTCCCAGCAATCCGCTGCGGCAGAAGGACTCCTTACACCAGAGGAGTTTGATCAATACAACGCTGAGTTTAATGAACAAGGCAGTTTAACAGAGGAGACTTACGCAACCCTAGCAAAGAAAGGGTTGTCGCAAGAGTTGGTGGATAGCTATATCCAAGGGCAGAACAGCCTGAATGATGCTGTCGTTAGTGATCTGTTAAGTATCGTAGGGGGTCAGGAGACTTATGATCAGATGACAGGCTGGGCCTCTGATAACCTCCCTGAAGATGAGCTTGCGGCCTATAACGAGGCTATCCAAGGGGAAACCAGCACAGCTAAGCTGGCAATTCGTGGACTCTACTCCCAGTTTAGGGCGGGTGGAGATGGGGGTGGAGATGCTCCCAACCTCCTCCAAGGTGGTAGAGCACCAACAGCAGGGGGCTACGGATCGGTGGAAGAGATGAAGACTGATATGAAGAACCCCCTTTACAAGGCGGGTGATATAAATTTCCATGCCCACGTTGAGAAGCGTCTTTCGATGACAAGCTCAGAGGTCATGTGAACCAGAGAAGATGAAAAAAATAATCATGATAAGTGCATTCCTGCTACTGGCAGGGACTGCAAGTGCAGGGGAGACCTTCGGTGCAAGCCTGAAGCCGACCCCAAACCTAACGCTTTTTGGCCAAAAAATTTCTTGGCCGATTCCCTCGCTTTGCTTGGGGGCTAAGGCAGGGGTCACCTCTGATGCCAGCGTATCGTCGGATGGAATCAAGTTTAAGATTCCATATCTTGCGTTGGAACTTCCGTTTCCCGCGCTCACCCTTGGCTTTAGGAACAATCAGATAGAGCTCAAGCTAGGTGAGGTTAACAAGAGCACACGGTAATAAGGGGTTCATAAACATCATGCCAGATACTAAGAGAAGCGTGCCGGTGGTACACGAAACGGTTCAAAAACCGGGATATAAATCCACCGAGTTTTACCTGAGCTTGGCTGCTGTAATCATTGGAGCCGTTGCTTCTTCTGGAATACTGGAGGGAAGCGATGGACTGACTAAGGTTGTCGGCCTAATCATGGCTGCTCTGGTTGCCCTTGGTTACACAGGTTCTAGATTGACCCTCAAGAAACTGGATGCAGCTAATGGCAACGGCACTAATAGCAATTCTTAGAGAGATACTAAGTTTACTATGGAATGAGTCTGCTAAACCCATTAAAGCAGCGGTTGCTCCTGTTGTCCCTCGTAAGTTGCGGGATGCTTGGAACAAGCGGATGCTTGACAAGTGGAAAAAGGGTAGTCTTTATTCCAACGAGTGACACGCTGGTTCGTTTAGGGCCAGATGTCCAAGGCCATGTCTATTATTGGACAGGCACAGAGTGGGAACTCTCTAAAAACAGAGTCACTCTGCCTGAAGGATGGTTGGCGGGGCCATTAGATTTGCCTGTAGGGGAAGCCGAATAGCCTGTTACGACAGACAACTTGGACGCAAATCCGAAGGGATTAGTGAGACCATAGTGAGTGCTATGGTCGTTAGTTGTATATTAAT